CACATACACCGGCACGTCATTTTCGCGCTTCCACTTGATCTCCCGGGCGCGATCCTGGGCAACGTCGTGCCAGTCCTCGCCGTGCAGCGCCATGGTTTCCAGCGTTTCGTTACTGGTGCCGTTGGCGATGCGCTCAGTGGCGGCGCGGGCGTCCACCAGCTCATTCAACGAGCCTAGGGGTTCACCGATCCACAGCGCGCGGGTATAGGCGCGGCGTTTTGCTGGATCTCGGTAGCCAGGCATATCGATCATGCCCCGGGCGACCATTTCATCTACAACCAGGTCATAAGCAGGCTGGCACCACTGAGTGGTCAAGTGATGGCGGCGCTGTTTCACGAATTTCCATAACTGGTTAAAGGCCGCGCGCGCTGCCGTGTAGCTGGTTGAGAAGTGCATCAGAAGCACTTCGGCTGGCTGATCCAGCGCTGCGCCTATCTCTTTCACCACGGCCACAAAGAACGGGTCGAATTGAGCATTAGGCCGGTCAGGGCTGATTGGTACCGGCTCGGCACCTTCTTCTAAATCCCATACGGCCCCTTCACCCAACGTCAGGTTATCGCCTTCAGGTTCGTGGTCACGGTCGCTTTGCACCACTGGCCGCGATGGTTTGTTGGGGTCGTTACTCTTTTCGTCCCAGAGGGTTGCGCCACCAAGGCCTGGTTCGTCCTCACTTTTTTCATGCTTGATGGCCACGGTAAACATGGCGCTGATCACCGCGGCGGTCAGTTCTGCCTGGCTGAACTTTTCAAGCTTCTGCAATGCTTCAAGAATCGGGGCCAGATATGGCACCCCACGCGTCTGGCCGGGGCGGTCCTTTTCATTCATCAGGTGCAGGATGCGGCGACGTCCTGTTTCGGCACCAAACACCGGCACCCACTCCCATGTTTGACGGGTCAGATAATCACTCGGGTACCCGTCGCAAACCCGCACATGGGTAGGTTTGCCAAAGGCGTCCACGCGTACACCGTCGATTTCGTTGGCGGTGTTCAAATCCGTTAGCGGGCTGCCAACGCGCTCAGCCTCCACCAGTTGCAGTTTGAGATCAAAAAGACCGCCAGGACGTCGGTCCATAGGTGTGAAGCCAAATACATCACCACTCACTAGGGCGCTGATAAACGCCAGCCGCTGCAACATATAAAAATCCAGCGTGGCTTCAGCGTCACATTCAGCCGGGTTCTCTGCCCATAGACGAAACCCACGAGCCAGCTGGTCGTTAAGCGCCTCGGTTTGCTCGTCATCAAGCCCCAGAGCAGCACCATCAACGTTGGGTCGAACGGTCAGACCCATGCCTACCACATTGGTGGCGGCGCGGCTGATCGCAGCGCGGCCAAGCATGTGATTACGATAGGCGTCCCGTGAACGTGATATCAGCGTCTCGCGTTCGCCAGTCGGGTTATCCTGGCGGGGGCTGCCCAGTCCGGGTATCCAGCTCAACATGCTGCGTAGCATACGGCTGGCACCGCGGTGGCGAGTTTCGCTGCCCACATTGGCAAGGCTGGTGGGTTGGCTGGCCTTCAGCCTTTCTAGCTCTGCAGTCGCCTGTTCCGCCTGGGTTTCAGCAAGGCGAGCGCGGGCACTACCCAAATTTCTAAAGATGCCCATCGCTTAGAACCCCACATAACGAATACGGCTGCGGCCACGCGATGCAGCTTGTTCCTTCGCAGCCATGCGAGCGTAATGTGTTTCCATACGCTGAAGCGTGCCGAGATCGGCCCGGGTGTAGTGCCGATCGCCAAATCGCCATGATTGCGAGCCAGAGAGGATCTTATCAATGGCTTCGCGCACCGCCTCCAAACGCTCGGTATAGGTTTGCTGTGTCATACGCTTCGACTCCTCATACGGCGACCACGGCGGCGCGGCGCTGCCTGCTGTTGCGGCGGCTGCTCAACCGGCTCCTCAAACAACGTGGTTTGTGTTAATGCGGCTTCCAGGCGATCCCAGTCACTTGCGCGCAGCACATGCGTCCTGCAGCTGCGGGCGGCATGCAAAGCGTAAACCTCACAGTCCAGCGCCTCGTTGGGCTTGCCCGCTTTTTTCTGCCATACACGCTTGCGCGGATTGCGAGGATGCGGGGCTTTTACTTCCGCCGTGATCTGTTCCCAGTAGTCAGCGCGAACGTCCTGATACCAGTGCATTCGGCCTGGGCCGCTGCCCTGCAGTCGAATGCGTGTATCGATCAGGTCTTTCGCCTTATGGGTGCCCACGATAAAAGGGCGTAAGCCGTACTTATCCGCCTTGGTGTTCTGGCGGTTGGTATCATCGGAAACTTTCGGGCGGCTGAATATTTCGCGGTTCTCGCTATTTACTGACGCGCCTTTGACGGCCATCACCCCATGGCGCTGCCGGGCACGTACGTACTGATAAACCGCATCGCTGGTCTGGCCATCGGAGCTGTCGATACCACTTGCCGTTACGCGAAGGGTAGCGCCGCTTTCGTGCACAAAGCCTGTGGTCAGCAGCTTATCCAGCTCATCCCATACCGGATCGACCTTATCCATGGTGTTGCCGTAGAGCTCGCCCCAGTAAATCAGCCAGCTCTCTTCACCCCGACCCCAGGCACGAATGACCACCGCCAACCGGTCGTGCTGCACGTCCATCCCTGCGGTAAGCAGCAAGCCACCCCGCGGGATGGTTTTCTCTGCATAGGCTTCAGCGCGTTCCTTCAGCTCATCAACTTCGGGCGCGTCCCCTTTAAACTGGTACGTCAGTCCCATTGAACTGTTTGTAAATACAATCAGATCGCTGAAGTCGCCCTGCTCGGCGGCATGCTGAGCCGACAGCCACTTCTCCATCAGCTTGGCGAAACGCGAATCTGGAAAAGTACTCAGCAGTTCGTTCATGTAGTAACCGGCCACACCGCGAAACTCTGCTGTTGCCACCCATCGCCCTTTTTTCAAATTGGCGTTTTTCTCGCGATCGCCCCACTCACTACCACAGTGCGGGCAGGCATACACCGTCTGCTCAGGTCGAAAAGCACCGTAAACAGGGTGTGGCTTTTCCGCAGTGGTTGGGCAAACCAGATTGTCGAAGCTCAACTCGTGCGACTCGCCACAGTGGTGGCAAGGCACCATCAGATGGCGCTTATCGCTAAGCTGCATCTCCGCTTCAATGGATGAAACGCCCGCTATCGTAGGCGTGCCACCGACAATGTATTTCTTGCGGCCCCGCCCATAGGTTTTGCCGCGCTCTTTCAGCAGCAAAATCGAATCGCCCTGCCCCTTGAGGTTCAGGTTGCAGTCGTCGGGCTCTTCAACAAACCCCCGCGGGCTGGGGGTGGATTTCACCGATGCAGGGGAATTGGAGCCCACCAGTTTGAGAAAGCCACCTGGGAAGCGCTTGAATTGTTGCCGCTGCTGCAGCTTCCTGGAGCGCAGATCAATTTTGCTGCGCAGACGCGGCGTGGCCTCCACCATCGGCTCAAACTTTTCCGCTACATACTCTTTAGCGGCACCATCTTTTGGAAACAAGCCGATGATCGGTGAAGGGTCAATATCGATCCAACGGGCTAGCGCGTTGCCAAGCACGCCCGATGTCCATGCCACCTGGGCAGACTTTTGGCAGCACACCTCTTCAACATTGGGATCATCAATCGCTTCCAGCGGGCCACCAGGCAATGCCAGCGCAGGCGTAACGTGAATGCTGTATTTGCCAGGACGCGCGGTTTCAACTTCGCTCATCCAGCGGTGCTTGTTTGCCCAATCAAGCGTGCTGATTCTTTCTGGCGGTGCCCATTTTTTAGCCAGCGCCCGTGCCCAACGGGCAGCGTTACGCTTCAGCATCCTCCGCATCGTTGGATTCAGTTTCGTCGCTGGGGTCATAGTGGCTCAGTGTCGATAAGGCATCTTCAACGTGGCGGCGGATCACCGACACATCCACTTCATCACTCAGGATGGCCGTGAGCTCTGCGGCCAGCGCATCTGGCATGTTAAACAGCAATTCAGCGCGGGCAGCTTCCACCAGCGCACCGTACTCAACCTCTAAATCGTCAGGCATGACCAGCACGCCGTCTTCCTTGAGCATTTCGCGCTCAAGCTGGTCGCCGCGCAGGCGATCCAGCCGATCCTTGGCGGATTCGCGGCTATTGTCATTAGCCCGGGCCAGCAGCCAAGCAATCACATCGGCAGGGGAGTATTCATTGCTCGCGCCTCGACCGGCGGATACTTCAACCGGCATGCCTTTCTGCTGCCAGTCGGTCAGCGTCCGCTCGGAAACCATCAGCAATTCAGATAGCGCACGCTTGTTCAGCCCTTGAGGAAAGCCTTGTTCCTGCCAACTGCGTAAGGCGCTGCGGCAAACGTTGATGATTTCGACTGCATCCACATTGCTAACCCATTGATCAGATTAAAAGTAAGGAAGCCTTAGCACCGCCACAGCTGCACGAAATCCGGGGCTCTGCGACCCCGTGTAGCGCTGAGGTCGGCTGGGAGGACCCAACTATTTGCGATAATCTTCTTAGCCATTAAAAAAATCATCGACGCTACCGGCTTTAGTCAATTCAAGGACAACGGAATGAGCGAAGCAAACCACTCCCAAAGCAAAACAGCTATCAGCCAACTGATCAGCATATTGGACAGAGCATGGGATACCCGCTGGGCAATCCAACTGATTCAACTCGTACTTTTTCTGGATTTAGCGATGTTGGTAGCGGGCCAACCAGGCCTATTGGGATGGGATAGCGGAAGCACCCCGGTCCTAGATAACCTCAATTTCGTGATCGTTACTTTAGCTGCATTTACTGTTTATGCGGCCTTCATGACCCCGATGCTTAGCTTCTTAGCAAGAGCAACCCTTTTGGTAATCCCTGGCATCTTCCACATACTGCCTACGGAGAACCATGAACAGCCCTATAACCATGTTTCCATTTCAGAATATGGAAAAGAGGCTTTTCGTCTTAACAAAAAAGATATGATCATCTTTCACCAAGAGATGCTGAAAAACGAAAGAGATTCGATGCTAAGCCAGCGGCAAGCAGGAAACGTCATTTTTGGAACAGCCATCATCATCGGCATCAACGCCTTTCCCGCCAAGCTTCAAATTGACCCACCCACAACACTGCTTCAAACCTTTATAAGTTTCGCTGGCATTGATGTATCACTGATGATTGGGTCGGTATTAGCCATAGCATTATGGATAGCAATTACAACGGCTTGGTTTTATCACCCAGCCACTTGGATTGAACAACACAGGCTATACCTGGATCAACAAAAGGCTAAGAGGGCTGAGCGCATGGACACCCCTACTTACTGGAATAGCTAACCAATCATTTTTCATTGGATGAGTCCGTTTGTTGGAGATGAGCACTGACCGCAGCCCGGTCAGCATTTGCCCTCTTCCGCAGCGACTCATAATCAGCCAGCAGCTGGAGCAGATCCCGATTGCTTTCAATCGAGCGCTTCGGCGCGGGCAGTGGCGTCAGCAGATACCCCGGTACTTCCGGGGTCATCACGATCGGTACGGTCAACTTTTCCGGGGAGTTGGCGCAACCAGTCACGAACAGCGCCAGGAACAGCAACGCCAGTCCAATCAGCCGTTTCGTCATCGGTTTGCTCCAGTTGATCTAGCGCTTCCAGTTGTTGGCTGTACCGGGCGCTTGCACGCTGTAGCGCCGCCTCTCGCACTTCCAACGCCTGCTGCTGCCGCGCCGCTTGTTCGCGCCACCATTCAAGGGCGCTCTCCAGTGCAGCAGCTTCCAGGCGGGCTCTTTCCAGTTGCCTGACCGCATTATTGCGATCACACACAAGCCCCTGGATATAAGCCCACACCAGGAAGGCGGCGATCACCAGCGCGATCGCCGCCCATATCCACTTTGGCACCCAACCTAATAAGCCCGATATCGTCATCACTGGGAACCTGCTTTTTCGGCTGCTGAGTCAGGCTCCATCAAGCAAAGCTCCCGCTCTGCCATGCGCCGATTAACCAACCCCTGAAGGCGTATGCCCCCGGCATGAACCCACCGCAAAAGCTCATTACAGGCCGCTTTAACCCGTCCGGCATTGAGCTTGCGCAACAACGTGGACTTGGCAAAAGCACCCTCACCAACGTTGTAAACAAACGAAGCGAGAGCCGCTTCGCGCGTGTCCGGCAGCTCTACTTTCACATGCCGATCCACCGCCTCGAACGCGTCACCTAAATCCTGTTTCAGTAGAGCCTCACACTCTTTGTCGGAATGCGTCTGGCCGATACGCGCGGTGGCGGTATGCCCATAACAGATCGTCACCACGCCTACCGGGTCGTGATACGCCTGGTTTTCTTTACCCTCAAAGAAACCAACGGTGGCCGCGGCGATGGCGACCGCACCCGCCCCGGCAGCGGGCACGCCGATACGTTTTGTCCATTTCATTCGCCTGCCCTCTCACGCTCTGCCTTGAGTTTGGCTATCGTGATGCTGTGCTCACGCTTGGCCATCTCATGCTTTTCCCGTTCGATTCGTGCCCGGCGGACAATCAGAAACAACTGAGCCAGCATGTAAATACAGGTCAACAATCCGGCTATTAGCGTTACCTGAGTGCTCGGATCGGAGGTCAGCATTGCCGCCCACCCAACCGGCACTGGCGCAATTCGAGCGCTCTCTTGCATCATTACAGAGGACATAAGCGGGCATCTTTAGCAGTCAGGCCGATACCAGAGTTGGCAGCAGCTCAAAATAAAATGCCCGGTACCGAGCAAAGCCAGTACCGGGCACCGCCCACCACGGCGGGAGCAATTGGTGGTCACGCGCCCAACAAAAACCCCGGCACAAGGCCGGGGCTGAATAACGCAGTGTGGACGCAACTATCTGACGGTAGCTGAATGATGGTCCCAGACTGCGGTGGCATCAATAGGGCGGTAATGCCAACGCCGCAATGTGCAGGTAATGCGCCGGGCCAACGCCTCAATACGCAGGGTTACGCCCTGTGTTTTTTATCCTGGCTGGCACGTAATGCATCTCTCAGTCGCACATGAAGACGGTCCAAGCGGTCGTAATAGGTTCTCTCGGCTAACCCCAGCCGCTTCGCCTTGGCATCGTTGTACCCATTCCACAGATAATGCTCGTGTGCCAGCACCTGGTATTCATCGCTCAAAGTGCTGATCGCGCGTTGCACTTCCCACGACGCCTCATCCATATCGCCCAGGTTTAGCGGGTCGCGGCTGCCCTTGGGGCCACTGCTCGGCATCACGCCGCCAAACTCGGCAAGGCGACCCAGCGGCGAGCACTGACGCATTCCACGCCCCTTCAGCTGGTCAGCCCAATGCTGCAACAATTCATCCATTTCTCTAATCATTGGTTTGCTCCGTGGTGGGTCGGTTATAGCAAACAGCTTACGCGTCAGGCGCGCCACTCAAGAACGAGGCCCGGGTGAACAGCGGTTCAACCATGCGCATGAACGAAAGATATTCAACTGGGTTGTTTCGTAGCAGCACCACCCAAGGCATCGATGAGGACAGGTCCTCGACTTGGAACACATACGCATACTCTTCAAGAACACCCTCACGATCGACAACCTCAGCATCATTGCGTGGCAGCCATGCCGTGTAGACCATCTCGAGATCTTCGCTCTCAAACCAGCCCAACTGCTTAAGCATTTCGCCAAAGCCCCCATGGTGGGCGATGTACTTTTCCAGGCTGCCCTGAACCTGCACCAGATCACCGCCAACAAAGTGATAAATCTTCATGCCTGCCTCTCCGATTTGCGTTCGTTTTAAACCCTAGATCAAATCACCCCAACCCTAGACACACCCTAGACACTCAAAATCCTATTAATTACAGCTGTTTATTTAATACTGTCTAGGGTGTCTAGGGTGTCTAGGGGTTGCCCTTTATAAGGAAAATTTTAAAAGGGTTGTGAATAACTCTATAGGTTGACGTGTACGCACGCGCGCACACGCGCGTGAACCCTAGACACCCTAGACAGGGACGCATAACACTTTGTTTATAAGGTTTTTTCATTGTCTACCCTTGGAAAATCAACTATAGACATACCCTAGCAACCCTAGACATCATCAAGTGGTGAGCCGCCATAAGGCTTTATCCAGCCCTGGCACTTGTCCCAACTGGCCGGGTTCCAGCCAGCCGCCAGTGCCTGGTCCCGAAATGCCTTCACCAGTCCACCGAGCTTTCGCCCATCGGTGAGGTCTACCCCATCAGGAGGGTTCGGGAGGAAGAAGATAGAGCGCTTGCGGTTGTTATCCATGTCGTACCACCACAGCTGCTTGTCGGTCTTCGCCACCTGCGTACTGATAAACAGCGAAAATTTCGTCTCGCTCATCGTATGCTCGCGATTCTTGCTGCACCACTCGAGGTAGAGATCGTGCACGTCCTGAGTACGGGCCACCGTAAAGGGCACGCCCAACACACCTTCTCGCCACGCCACCAGGAAGTTCTCCCAGCTTGCGCGGCTTAATGCCACTAATCGCTCGCGGGCAGGTGTCTTCGGTGGACGCGTTCGCTCATCAAAAGTGCCGGTGTCATAGTTCAGCAGGTAATGGTAGAACGCCTCGACACCCCCGTTCTGCAGCTCACGGCTTATTGCTTGGCTCGCCTCTGGCGGCAGCGTCTTCTTCGGCCAGATCACCAGCATACGTCGGTCATGCTCGCTGATCGGCCAGGGCATAATTTCATTGGAGAGAAACGCCGCGTTCATATAGTTGGCCTGTTCCCAGCCGTTCATGAACTTCGCCTCAACGCGCATCGTCTTGCCGGTCACCATGTGCTTGATCTTGCCCACCTGGTTATAGCGCTGGTCACGGCTCACCACTTCCTCAAACACACCGTAAAGCTTGCTCTCCTGCCACTGGTTCCAGTTCATTTCCAGCTGAGCCTGGCCAACGGTGGCCGAGTAGATCCCGTAGATCTTACCCATGATGTCAGAAAGCAGCAGCGACTTACCCGAACCCTCGATCGTAGAGTGTGCCAGCACCGCCGTGTCCAGCTTCGCCCCAAGGTTCTGCAAGGGATAAGCCAGCCAGCACGTAAGCCAGTGCGCGGCCGCCGCATCATCGCTACAAAGCCATTGAATGAGGTACTGAATCGACTTGCAGCGCTCCGGAGCATCCACCGGCTCGAGCGGCAAACCCTCAAACGTATTGATGTACTCACCCGGGCTTTGCGTCATCGCCGGGTCAAAGATCAAACGGTCATGGGGAATCTGGCGGCGCTCGGCTGAATTGATCCAAAGCGACCAGGCATCGCCCAACGCCAGTTGGACTGCCCGAGCGGGCAAGCGCTGCTTTAGCTGGCGATCCCAAATTTCTTGGGTACCGTCCAAATAGACGTACCGCTCAGTCGGTGCCATGCCGAGCTTGCCCTGCCCGGCTTTCTGCTTACCGGCCAGCTTCGCCTCGGCCACCTGGTGGCGCGCCTGATCAGGGTCGATCAGTTTCTTATCGTGGCGTTCAACCCATTCCTTGGCGAGTGCCTTGGAGACCAACGCCTCAAAGGCACCCCACTTGATGAGCCGCCGACGCACCAGGTCAAACACCTGCTTTTCACCTTCCAGCAGCGCAAAACGCCGGTGCACGCTTTGCGTATCCCAGTCTTGGCCTTCCCCCACGCCCCCCGCAGGTGCAGCAGCCATCGGCGGCACCGGCGGCTGCCATTCAGAGGGGGCCGGGGGAGGTTCTGCATCATTCGCCGCTTCAGCTAACTGCGCGTTAATCTGCTCACGGACAGCCCAAAGGCCCCGCGCAACATGAAGATCATTCCAATCCGGCATCAGGCCACCTCGCCAAGCTCAGCGAATACCGCGCGACACCCGTACTCGAAAGCCAGCGCCTCAGCCTTAGCTCTGCCGGGGTTGCCTTCGGTTTCAATGTCGTCATCTCCGCAAATCACCAGCTGCGCATGAGGGTAAAGCTCGCGCAACTGAGGCACCACGCGCGCCAGGTTGCCCGCATCAAAGGCGACCGCCATCGGCCAGCCCATCGCCTCATGCACCGTTGCGCCCGTGGCATAGCCTTCCGCCACCCCGATGATCTCAGGCTGATCCTGCCAATGAATGCGGTGCCAGCAACCGCTTTTACGGCCAAACTTCGGGAAAAGCTTGGTGCCTTTCGAATTGATCACCTGCAACGACCACAGCACGCCACCGCCGTCACAAAGCGGCAGCACCACATCGCCTTCACGCAGGCGGAAATGGTGCAAATGCTCTGGCCTTGGCTTGGGCAGTTGCCTGAAAAAATCGACGACCTCGCTGCCTACCCACACGCTGGCGGCCTCTACCCGGGCATCAATACTGATCAGCACGGCGCGCTTCACGAACATCACGCCGTGGGCCCCAACGCTCTTATCCTGAAGATACGGTGACGTGCCTTCCGTGGTGAGATGGCGTTCAACTACCTGCTGACACGCACTCGCAACCGCCTGCTGCATCTTCGCGAGCTTGGCCTTGTCCGCTTCCACCTGCTCAGCCGCCTTCCGGCGTCGTTCCTCCTGCTCAGCCTTCATCCGCTTTCGATCGGCCGCGGTCATTTCCTTGCGCTCGCGCTTCCAGCCGTGCTGCTGGGCAAGCTTGATGATGGTACCCAATCGAACATGGCCAGGCTGCAGGCTACGCCACACGCTCTTGGCATCTGCCGCGTTATAGCCCTGCCCGCCCTGGCTCCATTCATCCCACGCAAAAAAGCCGTCATCGCCATATTCGGTTTTGACGGCATTGCCGATGTTCACCCAGGTGTCACGGTCATCGGCAGGAATGTGTGTCAATGCTAAGCGCAGTTCGTCTATGCTGAGGAGATTATAAATCATGGCTTTCTCCGCATAACTGCAAGCATCCAGCTCTCAAAATTTCGTTCAGGAGTTCAAAAACATGCAGCGTGATTCGTATCTGACCATCCTGAGGTTTCTCAAAGAGCGCCACATGAGCTCTAGAATATTGAGGCCCTCGACACTTGGGATGGAGTTTAATGAGCTCAATAAGGGTGCTCACTACCTTCAAGAACATGGCCTCGCAAATTTTCGGGGCATAATTGAGTCTCATGATCCTGTTATCCACATAGATCTGGTTGGTGGCGACGTAGAGAACCAATTGAGCGGTTCCATAACTGTAAAAGGTTACGACTACATGGAACAGGATGGAGGGCTCACCAGCGAGCTCAATATCCAAGTGATACGGCTGCACGCTGACACCATACGCGACCTGATTGAAGCAAAAATACTCAACAACGAAGATATATCTACTGAGAAAAAATCTAAGCTGCTCACAAGCCTCCGTGATATGCCAGAAGAAGCGATGAGGCAGTTGACTCAAAAGTTGATTGGGTATGGACTGGACCAAGCTCCAAGCGCTTGGGGAGCTATTATTAAGTCGCTCACATAGCAAAAGGAAAGCCCAATGAAACCGCAGCTGCTCACTACCCATATACAGATATTGAAGAGCGCGAATCCTGAAGGAGGCTGGACTGAGCTCAACTGGGATGATTTTGACGATAACAACATTGAAGCCACTATCTGCTGCGAAGACCTCGGTAATTGGGGCCTGATCGAATTCGACAACGGCAAAACTCACTTGGGTACTAACCACAAACTTCCAGTGTTCGGCACTCCCACCAACACCTTCAACATTGCGATTACCGCCAATGGTATTCGAGCGTTGAAAGAACATGGTGAATAACGCAGTTTCTTCACTATCGCGACATGGCAATGAATGCAAACCTGGATTCATTGCCTCGGGGTTTCTCTCGTCATCAAAACAAACAAACCGATCATCCACGCCAAGCACGGCTGTAACGCCGTTGCTCGCCTCCAAAGAGCGAGACTGAATGTGCTTGATAGAGAACTTCAGCTGAGCTTGCTTAGACAGCTGGCTGAGACTTACCCAGAACCTTGTCAAGGTCTGTTCAGCCATAAAAACCCTAGGTCTCCCGAGGCGATAAATCTCCATTATTTGGAAGACCATGGCTTGGTTAAAATTATTGGGATTGTCACCGTTGCTAGGGATGCCAGCTTTCCTGGCATAAGAGTGGCAGAAAACAAAGCTACTATCACTGCTAAAGGGCTTGACTTCCTTCAGGCTGATGGCGGACTTTCCGCTATTTTCGACACTGTGACAGTTCGCCTCCACGCCGACACGATCCGCGACCTGATCGACGCCAAAATTGCTGAAAGCTATGCCATACCCGATACGGAAAAGCCCGCCTTGCGTGAAGCGCTGAAAGGGATGAAGGAAGAAGGCCTGAAGCAGCTCACGACTCGCTTGATCAGCCATGGCTTGGACAAAGGGACGGTGACTGCTCAGCAACTGTGGGAAATGATCAGCACTGCATAGGCAGGTCGACCATGCCTGATCATGCCCAACCCAGACATATTTATATGCGCAAATAAATTTGCACGGCCCCGTAGTGGTGTGCATAATCAATATCAAGAAACGGCTGCTTTTCGGGTGTCTATATAACCGTGGCTTTTGTCCCGACCCGACTAGCGGCCTTTTTATTGCCCGGAATTTGGATGTTCCTGCATGAATCGATCCTTTGCTATCTTCCTTGACGCAGGCTTCATTAAGCACAAGCTCCGCGCTCCCAAAACTCCCCCGGTCGACGCTCAGCAAATCAACCACCTGGTTGAGGAAATTAGAAGTCACCCGCACCTTCAAGGCATGCACTTGCACCGGGTCTACTTCTACGATGCCCTGCCCCTGCAAGGCGAGTTCACCAAACCCGATGGTAGCGTCGTCGACTTCGGCAAATCCCCACTGGCACGAAACAACACCGCACTCCACAAGGCACTGGCCGAACTGCCGTTTTTCTCCTTGCGCTTTGGTGAGCTGAGTTTGCAGGGCTGGCAGTACAGCGTAAAGCCAATGAAGCGCGGTCAGGCTGGCAAACAATTTCCCATCACGCTCGGCAACGTGGACGACTTGAGGCCGGATGTAGAACAGAAAGGCGTTGATATGCGCATTGGTCTCGACATGGCAAGCCTTACTCTCAAAGAACATGTCAACGTCATCGCCCTGGTGACCGGCGATAGCGACTTCATCCCCGCCATGAAATTTGCCCGCCGCGAAGGTGCACAGGTAATGCTGTTCACGTTGGGCCATGGCATCAAAGATGGCGTTGCGGAACATGCCGACCTGGTAGTCAGAGAGTCCGCAGGCAGTTTGCCAAAGGCTGTTGTTTAACATCACCGCCCCTCCAAATACGTCTGACAAGCCACACAAAACTGAACGCCGGGTATCGCTTTTCGGCGTTCAGCCGGGATCGGGTCGTCGCATTCCTTGCAGGTTGCGCGGCTAGCAAGAGCCGTCGGTGACTGAGCTTGCCGACGGGCATTCATCACCTGCTCAAGCTTCCATTCGATCAACTCCTGGGCGATATCAGCCTTATCCATGGCGGGCCTCCGCGTACTGATCAGCAGCGGCTTCAATGGCCAGTGCTGCCCCCATCAAACGCCGAACGCGCAAATGCAGCTCAGCCGCTTCCAGCGGTGAAATCACCCCATCTTCCAAGCTTTCCGACAGCGTTCTGACCATTTCCGCTACGCGATCCTGCATCACTGACAGCGTGGCCATCATGCCCTGCATCGGTGTTTCTGACGTGGCCGAGCAGGGTGCTACCCAGATACCTCCGCCCGCCATTTCACCGATGCTGTCCATGATGCGTTCGTCACGCGTCACGGAAAGTACCGCTTCCAGGTCTTCCAGGTTCGGTTTGTGGGGCTCGTGGGTGGGGCTCAGCTTGTGCTGAAGCGTGATAGGGTTCAGGCCGAACGTCACCGCCACGGCCTTGATGCCGCCCTGGTAATCGCGAGCGGCGTGATAGAGGGCCAAGGAAAGCGGCAGCACTTCACGCTGCGCTCGTTCCTTGGAAGATGGCCAGCGCTTAGACATGGCATTACTCCCGTAACGTTGCCATGCAACCCGCCCGCCAATCAGTTATATTGGAGACGTGCTGCATTTCATTGCATTGGTTTGCGCACACGCAGAGAGGGCCTGTGGTGGGCATTCAACCTCTCTGCACCTCGCCGGGGAGGTTCTACCTGTGGTGGGAAGGTCTCCCCGGCACCCTAAAGCCGTTGGTTAGGCGGCTTGTCTGTTCAGCTCTTCAGCTGTCACCCCGTAGTGCATCAGCACTTCAGTTAGTGAAACTCTACCTTCACTTGCCTCAGCTAGCTTTCGCATATATCGCAACGAGGCAGCTTTACGTGCCTTCAAAACATGCACACGTAAGTAGCCTACGGTCGTGCCAACACGAGCTGCATATGCTTCAAGGGTGTTTTCCCCCAAGCAATCAGGCCGATCTAGCTCGCGAAGATAGTCGTATAACTTCATAGAGACCTCGATACTACCTATAAGGTATTAAGCATTCAATACCTAAATGCTCGTTTACCTTTTTGGTAATGTCAAGGAAACTTGATGAATGGATATAAAAACCACGCGCCGCATGCGCGTACAAAGCCTCATCAAAGAGAACAACCTCACCCTGAAAGCTTTTGCCGACAAAATCGACAGAAGCCAGGGTCAAGTAAGCTCGATAGCCGGAACCTCAGCCCATAAAGGCATTGGGGATGTCTTGGCACGCCACATTGAAAAATGCTTTCAAATACCCCACGGCTATCTGGATCAACCACTGGCTGACAATAATGCCTCAGTGATCACAAAGACGACATCCAGACAACTACCCGTGCTTGGCCTAGCATCGGCAGGGAAGCTTATGGAAAACATCCAGGAGGCTAGCGTAAGTGAGTACGTCATTGCCCCAGGTCCCACCGGCCCAAATGCATTTGCACTTCGCATTGAAGGCATAAGCATGGAGCCACGCTTCCAGGAAGGCGACAAAATCGTTATAGACCCAGACCTAGAATGGAATAATGGCGACTTTGTTTACGCTATGCGAATTTCAGATAACCACGGTACCTTCAAACAGCTTCGTTGTGAGGAAGGGGAAATGTACCTGTGTGCGACGAATCCAAGCTTTGAGCCTCGCTATACCCGTATGGATGGTGAATGGACTATCTTGGGTAAGGCACGCTGGAGAGTTGAAGACCTATAATAGGGAGATAAAATGGTTTACGAAAAACATAGTTTCGGTGGCATTTGGACAACCAAAAAGCTAGAAATAATCGACAAATACCTTAAGTTTTATTCAACCGCTCTCCAAAATATGCCGTTCAATATTCACTACGTTGACCCATTTTCAGGAACAGGCACTATTGATTTCGACGATGGCTTATTCAACTCAAAGCCAATTGAAGGTTCAGTAAAGAAATCCTTAATGGTTCACCCCCCTTTCAGCAAGTATCACTTCAACGAACCAAACGCCAGAAGAAATGCACAACTAAAAGAAATTGCGTCGGAGTATCCTAACAGAAATATCGAGATATCATCTTTAGATGCCAACAATATGATTCAGGGCGTATGCAGCCAACTCGGCTACGACCGCGCGGTTTTCTTTATTGATCCTTACGGGTGCCAGCTAGATTGGGAATCACTCGATACCATTGCTAAAGGTCGAGGAAATGACGTTTGGCTTTGGTTTCCAGTCAGCGCAGTGATGCGCCAAGCAACACTTGACGCAGATCAAATTCAAGATAAATGGCGTACCCGGCTTAACAAACTATTTGGTGAAAATAGTTGGGAAGATGCTTTATACAATACCCCTGAAGACCCCCTAGCTGGTTCTACAGGTTCACTTTTCGACGACGACCCATTAAATACTATCCAAAAACGCACTCGTCAATCAGGAACAGAAGCCCTCGACAAATACGTAATGAATCGACTGAAGGATATCTTCCCTTACGTTAATGATAAACCCATGGCCTTTAGCAATTCCAAAGGCTCTACTTTATTCAGGCTTTACTTTGCGATGTCTAACAAAGACGAAGCCGCACTACGATTAGCTAAAAAAGGAGTTAGCAGCATTCTCAAGTGATCATTTGGTGGGGAATTTCAGGGTACTGATCATACATTTGCCCATATAAAGAGCGCCCATTAGCTTTTTTACTTCTTTTCTTTCCGTCTTGCCCCCACCCACCCCACTGCTTGAAGAAGAAGGCAACATTTTGGTCTTCACATTGGTACTGGATATTACTAGCCCACTTCGGATTCATTGGCCTAGCGCCTTTACCAGATTCACCACCTACTATAACCCAGTGAATACCTTCTAGGTCCAGCTCTCCCAGATCCTCCAAAAGTGGTTCAGCACTCAGAAACCGTACTGATGCGTTAACACGCCGCAGTTCATCAATTCTCGGCACGCCATATTTCTTGTCTTCAACCGAAACACCAAGCCAGAGGTTAGCTGGAACTATACGATCAGCAAAAAATAAGGGTAACCGCCAACCTCTTTTAGTTAACACCTGATAAGTATGTTGTGGCGTCTGCCTTATCACCTCAACCACCTGATCGATATAGCTGTCCGGAACATCTTCGTGAAACAGGTCGCTCATACTGTTCACAAAATACGTGGTTGGCTTCTTTCTTTTCAAAGGCTGATGTAGCCGTTCCGGCATCAGCGTCAGCTTAAAACCGTTTTCGTACCCTTTGACGCCCATAGCCTTCAACCGAACAGCCATGGTCTCTGCATAGCAATGCTTGCAACCTGGTGAAACTTTGGTGCAACCCGTAATAGGGTTCCATGTATGCTCGGTCCATTCGATATCACTAGAGCTCATACCACACCGCCAAATACTGTATAAATAACCATTTAAAATTAGCACAACTGGTTGGATTGTACTAATAATCCGGTTGATGTTCTTGCAAAAAATTTGGTTTCGATGAACATTCAGAGCACAACAATAAAAATAATACCCAAAAGGTATTTACAATTAACCTTTTTGGTATTAGCTTGATTCTACACGCCCACCACGTGTAGGAGAAAGCAATGCAACCCAATGCCCAACCATGCCGGGTGTACATGCACCCGGCCGCAGGTAACAGCCACATCGCAATCCAGGCCATGCAGGCCGTCACTGGCCGTATTGCCGCCCGTCGTGTTGGCTCGCCTTCCCGCACTATCTATCTACTCACCCCTGAAGAAGCGGCCCGTTATCGCAACAGTCAGCGCGCATCGCAAGGGGGTGCAGCATGACCACCGTTACCCCTATCCAGCCAACCAATGTGCTTACCCAAGCGCATCGCGATGCCATGGCGTACATCCAGGATCTGGCCATCACGATCACCCATCAAGGTGTTTATTGCGTCAGTGCTGAATACACCGGCGTTGGTCATGGCTTCCGCGTCAACGTCCTGCTGTTCACTGAACTGGCAAAAGAAAACTACAAGGCACATCAGACCTTTAATGTTTATCTGCCAGGTCTTGAGCGTTGTGCTGGCCACCACGCTCTGGAAGAACTGCAGGCCACGGCCCGCGAACTCGAAGCGCTCCTCATCCCACCCACCGGAGGAAACGCGGCATGATCCCCACTCGCTACGAATCCCAAAAGCCCGCCCGCGTGCTGGGTCGGCGCTACTCATTGAAGGAAGCTGCGGCACTACTTGGCACTGGCCGCACCACCTTATGTAAGCAAATGCGCGAGCTAGGCATGCTGGATGCCCAGAACATTGCCACCCGCCCACACACCAGCGCTGGCCGCCTGGTGGTCGAGCTGAAGGCGTTTGAGCATGGAGGGCTGGGGACCGAACGCCCCTATGGCAAAACGCTAGTCACCGAGCGCGGGCTGCTGTACCTCGCCAACCGGTTGAACATTCGCATCCAACGCGAGGCCGCAAACGATGCCAACGCCTGATCGTACCCACATCGGCAAGCTCAGTACACGCCAACCTATTGGTAAAACGCAGACCACCACAGCGCTGCTTTACCAACAATTTGGCGATGTGCTGATCCCGCTTGAAAAGGTGCGGCTGGCATATTTTCGCAATCGCAGCCCTGAGCGCTTTCGCCGCGCCCTCCGCGAACAGCGCATTCCGCTGCCCATTGTCACGCTGGATGACTCCCACAAAGGCCAGGGCTTTATCTGCCTGCACCACCTAGCAGCGCTGATCGAGTCACGCGCCCTTGATGCCATTCAGCACCAATGCGATGGCGACATCGCAGACACACTGCGCTTTGGCGCAAACCACCACGAAAAGGAGGCCACCCATGGCTAATGAACCCACCTCAACTGATATTACCGCCCTATTTGATGACCTGGATGCAGGCGTATTCCGCGACAAAGTCGGTGCCGCGCTAAGTGCCGTCGCCGCTGGCATTGTGGCCACGGGCAAGCAAGGCAAGGCCACCGTGACCTTCGATATGAAACAGATCGACGACGCCCGGCAGGTCAGCTGCACCCATAAAGTCAGCAAAATTGAGCCGACTCAGAAGGGTAAGCGCACAGAAGAAAACACCACCTCTACCCCGCTTCACGTAGGCCGTGGCGGCAAGTTGACGCTATTCCCTGAGAGCCAGGGGCAATTTGATTTTCACCAGGAGAGCCAGAGCAACACCCAACGCGCCTAACCAGCGCTTCAACCACCACAACGCAAACCAATGCTATGAAGGAAAAAACGATGGATCACCAGGCAATCGAGAAAATCCAGGCGCTCGTTCACGCCGCCGAGATCGGCAACCCCGGCACCGACGTGCCGACGATGCTGGTACCGAAAGGCTATGAACTCGAGTCACTGGAAAAGTACCAATCCGCGCCCTCGCGCTTCCGCGGCCGCTTTGCTACAAGCTCGGTGGATGACTACGGCAACTACGTGAATGCCGAGGACGAATCCCGCGTGTTCGTTGACGTGGATGCCATGCGCGCTACGGCATACTTCGACCTGGGCAACCCGAACGCCCCGGGCCATGGCGAGCACTCCGCTACACTGCAGCTGGAAAAGACCAGCGCCTATGAAGCCTGCCTGTTCGCCAACGATCGCAGCTTTGCGCAGAAGGAATTGGCTCACTGGATCGAGGACTGGCACCACTGCATCACGGGGATCGACAGTAACGGTCAAGAATTAACCGCCAAGCAACTCGCCAATGCCGTGCGCAAGATAGAGATCAAAGCCACGTCTGAGCGCAGCCATGAAGATGGCGACTGGAACACCAAGCGCAGCGGGATGGACGCCCTGGACGCCACGGCGGGCGATGCCACGCCGGATATCATCCGCTTCCACTGCCAGCCCTACGATGACCTGAAACACCGCACCTTCGAAATGCGTGTGTCGATCATCAGCGACGATACCAAGCCGCGCCTGAAGCTGCGCATCATTGCGCTGGAGACCGCCAAAGAGGAGATGGCCAAAGAGTTCAAGCAGGTGCTGCAAGACGAACTTGAGGACAACGCCACGCTGCTACTGGGAGCCTTTAGCCCAGCGTAAACAAGCGCCGTAAGCGCACCCGCAAGACCGCCCCGCTGCTGCCCACCACGGCGGCGGGGCTACCCTTCCACCACAGGAGTAAACCAATGCATCAACTACTTGCACACCCACTGTTTGAAGAGCGCGAGGCCTGGGAAATTCTCGCCCCGTTCGGATTTGAGGTTGATGTCCGCAGCACTGAGCTACCGGACGAAGATGACAACCCAGAAGAATTTGCCCAGTTCAGCCAAAATGTCGAAGCGTACATCGAAGCGCTCGAACACACGCCGCCCGCGGGCTTCACAGAGGTCGCCCGCTTTGAGACTGAAGATGCCGATATCGTCTTCGTTTCCGTGCGGGCCAAAACGGCATTTGCCGACTGTTTGCTTTATTCAGACCCCGCCTTCGATAAAGGACCCGAACTTACCCAGGCCGCTTTTGATGTCATTGGTGAGCGCTTCCGCCAACTGGATGATGAAGGGTTCAGCTGTGAGCGTGACAGCAGCTATCAACGCGGTGAGCTTGCTGCCGCTGCGGCCGCTTATGCAAGCGTCGCCGCCACGGTTATCAGCGAGGGCAAAACCAACACCAGCCACATGCTCACCACAGCTTGGCCGTTTGATCGCACCTGGTGGAAGCCCACTACACCCCGCCGCGACCTGGTAAAAGCCGGTGCCCTGATCCTAGCTGAGATCGAACGCCTAGACCGCGCCGCCGCACATTCCCATGCTGAGGAGGTGGCTCAATGAACACCGCCCAGCAAACACCCCAGCCGAGCCCGATCTACCCGCAGTTCAGATTCGTGGAGTTCAGCACTCGACGCTTGCGCCGCGGGCTAGCTCCAACTCGGATCGAGGTTATCCATAGCGAAGGCGATCATGATGAGCTGTGGCTTTCTGCAGGCGACCTCAACGCGTATATCCGTCAGTTCGGCGACCACGAAGCTCTCACCGACGCCCTGAAAGCCTACGGGCAAGGGGGCCGGGCATGAAAAAGCTTTATATTCTATGGCTTCGACGCCGCGCCCGCGCTCTTTATTTCGCCTATGACAACGCCTGTGATGATTACCCTTTTGGCGTGCAACTCGCCGATGAAATCAGCGATGGCCGTCTGACTCGCATCAAGCAACGGTTCAACGCCACCCTGGCAAAGCTCGAAGCCCTCGGGGAAACGCCCCCAGAGGAGCGCTTGCTATGAGCAGCGAAGCTGGGCGCATTAGGTGTGGCATTACGCCTTTAACGATGCCAAGCCAACCCGCCATCGAAAACGGCAAACTACCAGGAGGCGGTCATGTTGCCAGTTGATCATGTGACGATCGAACGATTCAGCGAGCTAACCGGCTATAGCGAATTTGCCATCAGATCCAAAATCAAGCGAGGTGACTGGCGGCAGGATGAGCAGTTTTTCAAAGCCCCGGATGGGCGAATATTAATGTCACTAGAAGGGTATGCGCAGTGGGTAACCAAAGGAACAGTTACGAAGGCGTCCGGGCAGCTTCGGCCAGCAGTGTCGAGATCGACTTCATCTACCAAGGTGTCCGCTGCCGCGAACGCCTCAAGCTTGAGCCCACCCCCGCTAATTTGAAAAAAGCGGCGCAACATCGCGCCGCCATTCTCTCTGCCATCGATGCTGGCAAGTTCGATTACCAGGTGACCTTTCCCCGCAGCAAGAATGCACGGAAATTTCTTCGCCAGGACCGGTTGGATAACTACCTTCGCAATTGGTTAGCCGCCAAACAGCCAACCATAAAAACCAGTACCTACAAGGATTATCGGAAAACAATCGAGGGCCAGTTGATACCCCAATTTGGCCACCTGATGCTGGAAGAAATCAAACGGGGCCACGTGCGCGAATGGGCTGCCAGCCTCAGCTGCACCAACAAGCGCATCGCGAACATCGTCAGCCCGCTTCGCGCTGCGCTTGATGACGCCATGCACGATGAGCTGATTCAGCACAATCCGCTGGCAGGCTGGCACTACCGTAAAATTGAACCGCCCAAAGAGGTGGATGATATCGACCCGTTTACTGCCGAGGAGCAAGCCGCGATCCTGGCGTCTCTCCCAAAGGACGGCGTGCCGCTTATCCAATTCGCACTCTGGACAGGGCTGCGTACTTCGGAGCTGGTTGCGTTGGAATGGGGTGATATCGACTGGCGACAGAAGCGGTGCCAGATTACCCGGGCGATCACCCAGGCTTCAAAGGGAGAGGCGGAAACCACCAAAACAACCTCGGGCACCCGCACGATCGACCTACTACCCCGCGCCTTGGAAGCCCTCAAAGCACAAAAAGCCATGAGCTACCTGCACCCTAGCGGGCGCGTGTTTATCAACCCGCGCACCGGTGAGCCGTGGACAGGCGACCAAGCCATTCGCAAGACGCTGTGGGCCCACGCCCTGAAGCGAGCAGGCGTCCGGTACCGCCGCCCCTACCAAACCCGCCACACCTACGCGAGCATGATGGTCAGCGCCGGTGAGCCACTAGCCTGGGTATCAAAGCAGATGGGGCATACTAGCGTGGTGACTACAGCGAGGATCTATTCGGGGTGGATACCGTCGACGAATAGCGAAGCGGGGATGTTGGCCCACGCTAGCTTCACAGGTTAGTTCATTTTTATGTTGACTAGGACACTTTAAGTGTCTAGAGTTCACATCAACAGCGCCTGCCCCTCTGGCTTGGAGAAATCCATGCTACGTGCAGGCCTTCTTATTATTAAGCTTTAATAGATGTTACCTCCCAAGCCCTACCGTACATATTCACAGCTAATCACCTTGCTTGAAAGCCGCGGAATGCAAATAGATGACAAGGCAAGGGCTGAGCGAAAGATCTCTCAAGTTGGCTACTATCGCCTGAGTGGTTATTGGTATCCCTGCAGGAAATTAAGTCGCGAACCTAACGGTAATGTCATCACGCAGTATGGCAAACCCGTAAGGGAAGACGGGTTTGAACCTGGCACTTCGTTTGACGCAGTTTTCGACCTTTACCTCTTTGATAAAAAGCTACGTCAGCTCATGCTTGATGGTATTGAGCGGATAGAAGTTAACGTAAGAACTATCATAGCGCATGAGGTTGGCAAGCATGACCCATTAGCCTATGAAATGGGTGAGTTCATAAACCCCAGCCAACGAAAGACCTTCATCGCGCAAAATAAACAAATAAGAAACATCTGGAATGAGTGGCTTATTGAGCAACAGCGCAAGTTATCAAGAAGCCGTGAAGACTGTATTGTCTGGCATAAAAATACAAAGAAATCAATACCTTTCTGGGTAGCTGTAGAGGCATGGGACTTTGGCACGATGTCTAAATATTTTGAGATACTGAAAAAGGCTCATCAAAATAAAATTGCTGCCAAGCTTCAAGTGGTAAATCCCAGATCGCTAAGCGGCTGGCTAAAAGAGATCAACACTCTCAGAAACCGGTGTGCTCATCATACTCGAATATGGAATCAAGCTAGCTCAAATCCAATTACCTTAGAGAACAACCACTACTTTAATAACCTTGGTATTAGCACAGCCGGTAGCAAGAAACTATATGGCTTAATAGCTGTAATATGGTATTTGATTCAACATATCGGACCTAATTCTCAATGG